CCCAGACCACAAACTCGGCGCATTGTGTGTTCAGCGCATCGGTGCCAATGATGAGTGGATCGTGTCGGCTTCCGTTCTTGGTACATCCGCACTAAATCTGGTGCGTGAAGAGCAAGGAACGACCTCTAGCGGGGAAGGGCACTAGACGCCAATCCCCCGTCCTGCGGCTAGGCGACGAGGCAATACCGCCCGAGTTACGCCATCTCCGCAATCACCCCGCCTTCGAACTCGCATACCGCTTCCCAAAGGAAGGACTAAAGCACTTCGAGCGACTGCGGTGTGAGCAGTCGCTATTGGCGTTTTTTGAGCGGGCGTGGCGAGAGATCGACCCGGCACCACTTAAGGTTAACTGGCACCATCAGTGCGTGTGTGCACACCTGGAGGCCGTAACTCGTGGCGAAATCCGCCGTCTCGTGGTGAACGTCCCGCCGCGCGCAACCAAAACGATCATAGTAAACGTATGCTGGCCAGCGTGGTGCTGGACACAACCAAAAATAGGTCCATTGTCGGGGCCGCAGACCAAGTTTATGTGTATTTCCTATGGGCAAAGGCTCTCGACTGAAATTGCAACTCTTGCGCGGCGGCTGATCCTGTCCGATTGGTACCAAGGTCATTGGGGCGAGCGGGTTAAAATTCTCGATGACCAAGGACGCATCGACAATTTCGGCACGACAGCGGGAGGGTTCCGTATCGCCACCTCGATGACCGGATCGACTCTTGGCCGAGGCGGCGATTGCGTTGTTGGCGATACTACAGTAATAGGCTATGCTGGACCGCAGCGCATAGATGAAACAAAGCTAGGCGATTATGTATTATCCTGCACGAAAGAAGGAATACCAGTCTACCGTCGAGTTATTGCTGTCGCTAGGCGCCCGCCGAGGGCCATCTGGCGGGTATGTACTCGATCTGGAAACGTGGTTGAGGCGACGGGAGAGCATATATTCTACACTAGACGGGGTTCAGTCAGCGCAATGGCCCTTCGTCCTGGTGATGTTCTCTTGCGCGCACTGCGGCAAAATTTGCTGTATCCCGCACGCGGAGGAGCGTTCCAAGTCGAAGACGATATCGTTTCCGTGGTTGAGAAAACGGACAGAGAGGAACTCGTCTATGATATCCAAGTCGAAGAAACGGGCTGCTTTTTTGCAAATGGAATAAAAATCTCCAATTGTCGAATAATTGATGATCCCCAAAGCGTAGAAGATGCCAATAGTCAGGTAGAAACCGAAAATGTTACGCGGACCTATCGGGAATCGCTGCAAACCCGCGAGACCGACCCCTCGACCTCGGCTGAGGTGCTGATTATGCAGCGCCTCGGTCAGGATGACCTTTCAGGATACATCCTGCAAAAGGCTCGCGACGATGTTATTCACGTTTGCTTGCCAATGCGCCACATCCCCGAGGCGCACTGCACGACACCGTGGTACGACGATCCACGCACCGAACGCGATGAATTGCTCTGGCCTGAGCAATTCCCCAAGGAAGTTGTTGACAACTATGAGTTTGAATTAGGGCCGTTTTCGTTCGCCGGTCAGTTTATGCAGCAGCCTGTCCCACGCGGGGGCGGGATTTTCAAAAACGAGTGGTTCGAAGCGTGGCCACCGCTTGACGAGATGGGCGAACCGCCGATCGGGGCGATCGTCAATGGTCGGATCATCTACCCAGCGCTTGAGTATGTCGTAGCATGGCTCGACACCGCGCACACGATCAAAGAGGAGAACGACTTTTGCGCGATGCTGACTTTTGGCGTCTTCCGCGCCGAAGGGAAGGGGCGGATCGAACGCCAAACCGACGGTCAATATATCCGAGTGGCAGACGATCAGGGATATCCGAAGGTTCTGCTGCTGAATGCGTGGCTGAAACGGCTGACAATCCACGGACCCCCGGAAGAACTGCCGCCTGGGGTCGATCTTAAAACCTGGAATAGCCCTCAGTATCTGCTGGAGCGGCAGAAGAACTGGGGGCTCGTCGAGTGGGTCCATCACACTGCGAAAAGATACAAAGTTGACCATCTCGGCATCGAAACCCAGGCCGTAGGCCATCAGCTTGAGCAAGAACTGCACCGCCTGCACTCTGACGCAACGTGGAGCGTCGAACTCGTCCCGGCTCGGGGTGATAAGGTGGCGCGCGCCTACGCAGTGCAAGGGATTGTATCGTCAAGACAAGTATATCTCCCCACTTTTCCTGATGGAACCTACCCAAGCTGGGTAGATCCTTGCCTAGATCAGATTCTTATGTTCCCCAAGGGAAGATACGACGACGCAACTGACGCTTTTTGTGCTGCTCTAAAGCATCTCCGCGACATCGGCATCTTTGAACGGCGTGGCGAATACGAGATTGCCGAAGAGCAATCCAAGATTTGGATACCTGGACAGCAGCGACTCGAATTGCCCTACGATCTCTGATAAAGGGCTTGACGCCCCGCGATTTGTGGGCTTCAATTGCGCATGAAGCGCACCCCCAACCCTCGCCTGCACTTCGAAGTCTCGGAGACATTGGATGCTGAACTTCGGGCCATCGCCGAGGATCAGGGGGTTACCCTAGCTACCGTGCTGCGCGCCGGGATCGCGCTGGTCAAGATTTACCACCGCACGAAGCAGACCAAACGCCATCTCGGGATTGTTTCCGACCCGGCGGTTCTCGACACCGAGATCATCGGGCTTTTTTAACCCTCGGAGGACGACATGCAAGTGCCCGAAATCATCACCAAGCGGCTAGCCGAATTGAACCGCTACATCGACGAGCTGGAACAGCTTTGGCCGCTTCTCGAAGAGCGCGAAGCGCTACAGATCGCGATCGATGCGATCCGCAGCAAGGGTGCCCCAGCAGGCACACAAGAAGACTTCGAGCGAGTCGCCGCTACACACCAGGATATGCTTGCGGCAAAGGCTTGGGCGTCTGCTGAGCCGATCCCGCATCTGCGAAATACAGACAAGGGCGAACCTCCAGAGGGGTTGCTGCCAACGATTTCTGAGAGGATTCTGGGGGCGCTCACCGAGCCGATGACCGCGCTGCAAATCGCGCACGCGCTTGGTGTTCCGGTCGCGAATGTTTCGCCGCGACTGACAACATTGTATCAGCGCGGCAAACTGACCCATGAAGGGAATTTGTGGGGTCCGACTGCTGGCTGAATTAGAGCCGCGAGTGATCGCTCGGAAGACAAGAACGACCGCCGAGTAAATCGTGATATAAACTAGGGGCCAGCCGAGATCGCTGGCCTGATCCGCATCCAGCCTCGGGGTCGTGGCGTGCGTAAAGGCACGTCATGCCCGACGATCTGGCGCACGGGTTCTCCCGTATCCCGCCTCCCGATGAGCCCGAGGGTCTCCCCGAGGACGAGGGCGGCGAGGTCTCGGTTCTCACCGACGACCCCTCAGTCAAGCCCAGGCTTGACCCCAAGACTGGGGCCTTGTCAATTGACACCGAGGATGGCGGCGTTGTTGTCCAATTCAACCCGCCGAAGCCGCAAGCCGACACCGGCGACGACAAGTTTTTCGCCAATCTCGCCGACAAGATCAGTGCCGAGGCCCGCAACGAGATCGTCAGCGAACTCCTAGAGGGGATCGCGGCCGATGACCAGTCGCGCACGCAATGGCTCGACATGCGTGCCGAAGGGATCAAGATGCTCGGCATCGCGCTGGAAAAGCCGCGCGCCGATGCTGGCAATACGACCGAGCCGTTCGAGGGGATGTCGACAATCCGGCATCCGCTGCTCTCCGAAGCCATCGCCCGGTTCCAAGCCAATGCCGCTGCCGAACTCTACCCGCCGAGCGGCCCCGTCAAGGTTCGCGACGATCGGCCTTCGAAGCCGAGTGGCGCTAATGACATCCCCGGTATCGGCGACAATGGCGGTCCGCCTCTCGATGACGGTAGCCCGCCCGTTCAGGCGACCCGTGAGGAACTCGCCGAGGCACTGGAAAAGGGCTTCAACCACAATCTGACGGTGGTTGACCGCGGCTATCGTCCTGACAGCGTGCGGATGCTGTTCGAGATCGGGTTCTCCGGCTGTGCCTTTAAAAAGGTCTACGACTGCCCAATCCGCGAACGCCCGATCAGCCGCTTTGTCAAGGCGACCGACATCATCGTCGCCGACGCCACTTCGGACGCGCGCGATGCCGGCCGGCTGACGCACCGCATTGTGATGCGGCAGAGCGTGGTCAGGCGGATGCAGATCCTCGGCGTCTACCGCGATATCGAACTGCATGAGCCATTCTTCGAGCCCAATGCTGCGGAACAAGCGACCGCCCGCGCTCAGGGGCTCGAAGACAAGCCGCAGCGCCAAGAGGACCAACCGCGCACGATCTACGAATCCTATGTCGAACTCGACATTGAGGGGTTTGAGCACAAACGGCACGGGAAGCCGACTGGGCTGCCGTTACCCTACAAGGTCACGATCGACAAAGACAGCCGCGAGATGCTCGAACTGCGGCGCAATTGGGAGGAAGACGACGACACCTTTCAGCCGCGCACCGTGTTCGTCAAATTCGGGTTTATCCCAGCGCTCGGGTTTTACGACATTGGTCTGTTGCACCTGTTGGGTAACGGCGACAAAGCCCTGACCGCTGCGTGGCGCGAGGCGCTCGACACCGGGATGTTCAATAACTTTCCGGGGTTCATGTATAATGAAGGCGTCATCCGCAACTGGACGAATCAGAACCGCATCCCGCCTGGCGGGGGGCTTGGGATCAAGGGAGTACCCCCCAATGTTCCGCTGCGCAATGTCCTGGAACCGCTGCCGTACAAGGATGTCAGTGCCGGGCTCGTCGGCATCACGACACACATCGAG